AACACTTAAAAAGGGTCCTGTAGTTACATCTTCAGGATCTTTTGGTAATCAATCATATGTTTTCTGTATTTTAGAGGACATTACTGTACCTGTAGTTGATAATGTTGCTACTTTTAACAACATTTCTGTTTTTGAAGGGACATTACTGACTTCTAACTTTACTCAGGATTATAGAAATCCAAATCAAAAGTTTATTTTAGATAATAATGGAATTGATACTGATTTAATGACCGTTACGGTAAAACCAAATCAATCCTCTAGTCGAACTGTAAAGTATTCTCGTCAAGATAGTCTTTTTGATGTCAAATCTAATTCAAAAGTATACTATCTTCAGGAAGTTGATGATGAGAGATATCAGGTAATCTTTGGTGATGGTATTTTTGGAAATAAACTGAACGCAGATAATTACATTTCTGTAGATTATATTACATCCAGTGGAGATGCTGCAAATGGAGTAAGTTCCTTTTCTTTTGCCGGAAGACTAATCTATAACAAAAACGCACAAGAATACTCCGTGACATCTGGAATATCTCTTGTATCAACTGGAATTGCAGCTGGTGGTGGAGAACCAATCGAAAGTGTTGAATCAATTAAAAAGTTTGCACCAAGAATTTATGCATCTCAAAATAGAGCATTAACTGCAAATGATTATGAAACACTAATTCCTGCAAAAATTTATCCTGAAACTGAATCTATTTCGGTATTTGGTGGAGAAGAGTTGGTGCCACCACAGTATGGAAAAGTTTTTATTAGCATTAAACCTAGATTTGGAGACTTTCTTCCAAATTTAATCAAAGAAAATATTAAATTAAAATTAAAGCAATTTGCAGTTGCCGGAATTGTACCAGAAATTTTAGATCTTAAATATCTTTATATTGAAGTAGATTCAAAAATTTATTATAACTCAAATCTTGCCCCATCTGCATCAGCAGTTTCTGCAGTTGTTCAAAACAATGTAAGTAAGTATTCCGAGTCTACAGAATTAAATAAGTATGGTGCGAGATTAAAGTATAGTAAATTTTTAAAAATCATTGATGATAGTCATGAAGCCGTGATGTCAAATATTACAACTGTGAGTATGAGAAGAGATTTGAGAGTTGTAGTTAATCAATTTGCAGAATATCAAATTGGATTTGGAAATGCAATTTACATTAAAAGATTAAATGGTTACAATATTAAATCATCATCAATTTTAATTGCAGGAATTAACCAACCAGTTTATATTTCAGACATTCCTAATACAAATAGAGTTACGGGAAGTCTTTTCTTCTTTACACTGCCTAGTATTGGTTCACAGACGCCAACTGTCGTAAGAAGAAATGTTGGTAATATTAATTATTCCACAGGAGTAATTACTTTAAATCCTGTTAATATCACAAATGCAAAAATTAAAGACGGAGTTCAAACATTAGAAATATCTGCAAGTCCCACATCAAATGATATTGTCGGATTACAGGATCTTTATTTGCAACTAGATACTAGTAACAGTAACTTTGAAACTGTTGTCGATGAGATTTCTTCTGGACTTGACCCTTCTGCATCCAACTATATTGTATCTTCAAGTTATGCTAACGGAAATCTGGTTCGCTCAGGTGGACCAAGCACAACCACATCTACATCTACTGGATCAACTGCAACCACATCTACAACGACCACAACGGCATCTAGTGGCACATCCGTAGCATCTAGTGGAGCATCGGGAGGCACTTCTTACTCAGGAGGAACTACCACTTCTTCATCGGGCACATCAACTTCAGGTTCAACCTCATACTAAGACGATAAATTCATAAAATGTCAGAAAATAGAGTTCAATTTAACACTATCGTTGCAAGTCAACTTCCCACTTATATAAGGGAGGATTTTCCGCTTGTAGAAAGTTTTTTAAAATCATATTACCTTGGACAAGAGTATCAAGGTGGACCTATTGATCTGATTGAAAATATTGACAAATATATTAAATTAGACGAGACAACAAATCTTACAGAATCTGCAGTAATGTCTGGTGACATTACTTTTTTCGCATCAACTATTAATATTGATCCAGGAGAGACCCCAACAGGCACTAGAGGTTTTCCTGACTCATATGGTTTATTAAAAATTGATGATGAAATTGTTTCATATACCGGAAAGACAGATTATTCCTTTACTGGGTGCATTAGAGGATTTGTTGGTATAACTTCTTATAGAAGTGAGATTAATAAAGAAGAAGTTATTTTTAAAGAAACAGAATCTGATGATCATAAAGATGGTGCCACAATCACTAACTTGAGTTGTTTATTCTTAAAGGAATTTTTAACAAAAGCAAAACATCAATTAGCTCCTGGATTTGAAGGAAGAGAGTTAACTCCCGAACTAAATCAAAATATTTTTATAAAACAAGCAAAAGATTTTTATATCAGTAAAGGAACCAATAAGTCTTTTGAAATATTATTCAAGGCACTCTATAATAAAGATGTAAGGTTAATTACACCAAAAGATAATTTATTTACACCATCGAATGCTGGATATAGAATTGTAAATCAACTTGTTGTTGAATCAATTGAAGGTGATCCAGAAAATTTAGAAAATGCCACACTTTATCAAGATGAATATAAGTTTGACAGTAATCTGAATAAGGCATATGCGCCTATTACTAGCATTGAAAAAATAGAAGTTGGGTTTGGTAAATCATTTTATAAATTATCATATGATGGTGGATTTAATAGGGATATTAACGTCAGTGGAACATTATATGGCGACTTTAAAGTTGAACCATCTACAAAAGTTATAGGTCAAATTTCCGCAGGAGCAACAGTTCTTGATGTCGATTCAACAGTTGGATTTGGTTCAACAGGAGAATTGTATGTTTCATATCCTGATGCAACCACAGGAATAGCCAGTTATACTTCAAAATCACTAACTCAATTTTTTGGTGTAACGGGCATTAGCACTACTATACTTGACTCTACAACAGTTGGAATTAACACGTTTGCATATGGAAGATCTAAATTAAATCAAAACGAAATAATTAAAGTCAGAATTAATTCTGTTCTTAATTCTATTAATACACCCGAAAATACACAAGGATTTTTGAAAGGTGGGACAGTTAATATAAAAACTCTTGGATGTTCTGATAACACCTTTAAAGCAAATAAATGGATATACAACGTATCCCCAATTTACAAAGTTGCAAAAGTAGAATTAGTTAATTCATCTGATAATACTTATGAACTTACTTTAAACAAATCAAATTATTTTAAATCGGGAGATATTGCATCCTTAATAATCTCTGATGGAAAAACTAAAGAAACAAATATTATCGATATAAAAACTGAAAAGAAATTAACAATAAAGGGTCAGGGAACGTTAGATGTAAATTTAACATATAAAATTCAAAGACTTAGAAGAAAGGGATCTTCTAACACATTTACTAATTTAGCAGATTATTCTACAGATGTTGAAAATGTTTATAAAAGTTCTATAGATGGTAGTTATCTGGTATCGTCACCTTCCATACCATATTACAATTCACAACCAATTAATGTATCTCCAAAGGAATTTAAATTTAGTGGATCTTTTGTTGGATCAGAATTTGAAATTTCTCCTGGAGTTGAGCATGGATTTTATACTGGAGATGCTGTTTATTATTCGGCTGCTCTCGTTGATGAAACTTTTATTGATGACTCAGGAAATAGCTCTACTAGAAAAGTTAGAGGAGATGCATTATTTACTGACGGACTTTATTTTATACAAAGAGTAAATGGATCTACAGTAAAATTTGCAAAAAGTAGAAATGATATAAAAAATTCAAATTTTGTTTCTGTTGAGTCTGCAGTAACTGTATCCGAAAATATAATTAAACCATTTGAGTTCAATTCAAAAAGTTTAGAACCACAAAAAATTCTTAGAAAGGTATCTACACCAAAAACCTCTGAAAGAATTGAAGAAACTAGACCAGGAACAACTGGTATATTAATCAATGGTGTTGAAGTTTTAAATTACAAATCAAAAGATGTAATTAGATATGGTAAAATTGAAGATATTGAAGTTTTAGCACCAGGAGAAGATATTGATATAATCAATCCACCCAATTTAATTATTAATGACTCTGTAGGAACAGGTGCTACTGGATTTTTAGCAATTTCTGGATCTTTAAAAGAAATTAGAATTAAAGATCCTGGATTTGATTATCTTAGAACACCTTCTTTAAAAATTGACGGTGGTAATGGTCAAGGTGCGTTTGGATTAGTCAATATGAAATTGATTGACCACAATCCAGAGTTCTTTGCAGATCTTGCTTCTGCAAAAGTGATAATTGGAACTGCTTCAACTCAATCTAGAATTGGTTTTTCAACATATCACAAATTTAGAAATGCTGAGCAAATAATATATCGCACTAGCGATCAAAATGGTATTGCTGGTATTGTTACAAACTCAACTTATTTTGTATCTACCATTGATAACTTTACTGTCAGACTTCACCCGACACAATCTGACGCTATATCTGGAATTAACACAGTATTTCTTACTGAACATGGTGTAGGAAAACACTCTCTTCAATCTATCAATAAAAAATCAGTAGTTCAATCCATAAATATCGTTTCTGGTGGTTCTGGGTATCAAACTAAGAAAAGGACCGCTCCTGCCGCTTCTGGGGTAAGTACAGCAAGTGATTCTATTACTATTGCTAATCACGACTATAACTCTGGAGACAAGGTTAAGTATACATGTAGCGGAACTGTCGCCTCTGGTCTCTCTGCAGATACTGAGTATTACGTAACTAAAATCGACAAGGACTCTTTCAAATTATCTTCTGTCGGATTATCCTCTGATAGAGAATTTAATTATAGAACTAAGCAATATGTAGATATTACTTCGGTTGGCGTTGGAACTCACATTTTCAATTATCCTCCGATAACCGCTACTCTTATTGGAGAAGTTGGAATATCACCAATTGGAGGTGATACCTTCAAGGCAGATATAGAACCAATTTTTAGAGGAAGTGTAACTTCGGTTCATTTAGAAAATGGTGGGGTTGGATATGGATCATCTGAAATTATAAATCTAGATTTTCAACCACAAGTCTCGATTGATTTAGGTATTGATGCACAGGTAACTCCTATTATTAACAATGGAAGAATTGTCGAGGTTATCATTCAAAATTCAGGATCTAGATATATTTCAGTTCCAAATTTAGTTATTAATGGAGACGGTGTAGGTGCAGTTTTAGTTCCTGTTCTAGAAAATGGATCTTTAACATCAATTAATATTGTAGAACCAGGTGGTGGATATAATCAAAGTTCTACAACAATTGACGTTATTAATGCAGGATCAGTTAATAATATTCCTAAATTTAATACAAAACTTCAAAATTGGAGAGTTAATCTTTTTGAAAAAAATATTCCATATTTTGCAAATGACGATGGTTCTATAATTGAATCAAATAATCAAGAAAATTTACAATATGTCCACATATACTCTCCAAGAAAATTACGGGAGAATGTATTTTCGATAGATCAATCTGGTGCTACTGTGTTTGGTGAACCTGACTTAAAAAAAGTAAATGGTGCTGAAGTACCTTCAATCAAACACTCACCAATTTTGGGATTTGCTTATGATGGAAATCCAATCTATGGTCCTTATGCATATAAGACAAAGAGTGGTGGAGTTGTAACCCAGATGAAATCTGGATATACTCTAAATTTAAAAGAAAATAGACCTTCAACCTCTATTTTCCCAGAAGGATATTTTGTAGAAGATTATACACATACAAATTCAACTGATGAGAGTATTCTTGATGAAAATAATGGCAGATTTTGCATTACCCCTGATTATCCAGAGGGAACCTATGCATACTTTATGACAATTGATGAAAAGGATGTATCTACGTCTGGATTGTTTAAAAATTATAAAACTCCAAAGTTTCCATACATTATTGGGCAGAATTACCATTCAATTCCAGATCAATTTAATTTTTCATCTGCATCTATTTCAGATTCCTTTGAAATTTTTGAAGATGAGTATAGAAGAAATACACATCCATATAATTTGATAGAAGATGATACAGAATATCCCTATATTTTCATTCCAAATAATTTATCACAAACATCCGAAATAACTGCTTCTTCTAGAGGAACAATTACTTCTGTCGGAATAGTTACTGGTGGAACTGAATATAGAATGAATGAAACTCTAGTATTTGATAATACTGGAACCGGAGGAGAAGGAGTATTTGCAAAAGTTTCAAGACTTGAAGGATTTCCTGTTACTAGTGTAAGTGTTGCCACCAGCTCTATTGAAAATTTAGAAATATATCCTGGTGGAGCAAAAGGTGAGTATATTTTATATGCTGACAAACCACATAATTTTAAAAATTTTGATATTGTTACTATATCCGGTATTTCAACCACGTCTTCTAAAATTGAAGGAACATACAATGTTGGAATTCAGTCAAATAGACTAGCATTTGCTGGAATTGGAACCACTGGAGTTGCCATAGGAAATACATCTGTAACTGGTATAGTTACTTTCTTTAAAGTGACTGGAGATCTGTCAGACTCTAAAATTAGAGAAAATGATATCTTAATGACTGGTAATGAAAAATTAAAAGTACTAAATGTTGATAAAATTAATTCTAGAATAAGAGTTCTTAGAGAAGTTGAAGGAACAACTGGTTCTTCCCACACCATTGGTAAATTTATTTTTGAAGTGCCTAGAAAATTAACAATCAATAGTGGATTTAGAACAGATTATACTTATAGACAAAACGAGCAACTTTATTTTAATCCAGTAAATGTTGTTGGACTTGGAACTACCGCTGGAGTTGGAATTGGAACAACAATAACATTTGCAAATCCTGGTGTTGGAGTTACTCAAAAATTCATTCAGACAAAAGCACTTTATATTAGAAATCACAATCTTCAGACTGGTGATCAAGTAACATACTCCGCTGGAATTGGTTCTGGAATAGTTTATCAGGATGAAACTAATGTTGGAGTGGGAACTACTCTTGCAAATGGACAATCATTGTTTGTTGCTAAAATTAATGATGATTTAATCGGAATTGCGACAGTAAGAGTTGGTCTTGGATCTACTGGAACTTTTGTAGGTCTTGCAAACACAATATCAACCACTTTGTTCTTTAGAACTGTTGGTACTGGAGATACTCATAGCTTCACTACAAACCACACAGTTTTGACTGGAAATATTAGCAGAAATTTCGTTACCGTGGCAACTGCGTCAACTCATGGATTAAGCGAACCTCATAATATAACGCTCAGCGTAAACCCAAATAGCACTAAGTCAATAGTGCTCAAATACTCAGACTATAGTAGAAGAGTTTTAGTTGATCCTTTAAACTTTGTTTCTTCAGGTGTTAATACTACAACTAATGAAATAACTTTAACATCTCATGGAATGAAGAGTGGAGATAAAATATTGCATACCGCGACAGCACCTTCTATTGGACTATCTAATGATAAAATTTATTATGTGAATAGGGTTGATCAAAATAGAATTAAACTTTCAAACACTTATTTTAACTCGACTCAAGAAAAACCAGTTGTAGTTGGTATTAGTAGTGCATCGTCTGGAACCATATCTCCTATTAATCCTCCAGTAAAACTTTACAAAAATTCTACAGTAACATTTGATTTATCAGATCCATCTCTTGGATTTGTAGTTCAAAGTAAATCATACCCCGCTTTTGAACTTAATTTTTATAGAGATAAAGATTTTAAAGTTATTTGGGAAAAATCAGACAATAGCAAAGTTTTTGATGTTATTAGATCTGGACAGGTTGGATCTTCAAATGCAAAACTAACTCTTAAAGTTAATAGTGATACACCAGAATTTTTGTATTATAAACTTGATTTAATTAATGCAAATCCTGATGTAGATACTCCTGATACAAAACTGCAAGTAATATCCGATTCTGAAGTTGTAAACTCAAGTCAGTTAGAAATAAGAGAGAGTGATTATCAAGGGACTCATAAAATATCAACTCCATCAACAACATCATTCGCATTCACTTTAAAAGATGCTCCAGAAGCATCTTCCTATACCACTGCGGCCGGTGCCTTAATTAATTATATTACTGATTGTACCCATACATATGGACCAATTGCAAGAGTTGATATCACTGGTTCAGGAAAAAATTATGAAAGTCTACCTGGAATATCTACAGTTAATACTCTAGCCGGAACTGGTGCAGTTTTAGAGGCAAAAAGTTCAAATATTGGAAAGGCACTTAACACTAGAATTAAAGATATAGGATTTAATTATCCATCAGATCCCACACTTTCGCCATCTTTATTGTATCCACAAACAATAAAGATAGAACCACTATCTGTTTTTGATTTTATTGGAATAACATCTTTTGGTAAAGGATATTCTGTTCCACCAAAATTGATCGTTTTGGATGGAGTAACCAATAAGTTAGTTGCAGACGTAGATTTGAAAGTAACACCAGGTTCTTCAAATGTACAGATACTTAAAAATACTAAAGGAATTAATAACTCATCACCAGTTATAATTCCAACACAAAGTGGAGCTGGAGTTGGTATTAAAACAATTTCATATAATTCTTCTAATAAAGATGTAACCGTTGAACTTGCTGTTGGATTTAGTACAGTAAATTCTTTCCCGTTTGCAGTTGGTGACAAAGTATTAATTGAAAATGTGAGCGTTGGTGTTGGATCAACTGGAAAAGGTTTTAATTCTGAAAATTATGATTATAAGTTGTTTGAATTAACTGCAATTAACGAAAAACTAGGTGGTATTGGTATTGTAACATATAGTATGTCTGGATTGTTAAAATCTGGTGAAATAGTTGGAACATTTGATGACGTAAATTCTTCGGGAAGAATAGTTGCTAAAAAGAGTTTCCCAATATTTGAAACAAGATTATCTACAAGAGAATATTTTAAAGGAGAAATTGTCAATTCAGACTCTGCTACTGGAATAGTAGATAATTGGAATTCGAGATCCAATACATTAATAATTTCATCTAGCGATAATTTTATTGTTGGTGAAAAAATTGTGGGTGGATCATCTGATGCACATGGAATAGCTTCATCTATTACATCATATGAAAACTATTACAATTTAGATGTTTCGTCTAAAGTTATAAAAGGATGGAGCAATGATTCTGGATATTTGAATTTTGAACTTCAAAGATTGCAAGATAATTTGTATTATCAAAACTTCTCATATTCATTAAAATCATCTGTCCCATTTGAGACTTGGAATGAACCGGTATCGTCCTTAAATCATACTTTAGGATTTAAGAAGTTCTCGGACTATCAGTTAGAGACTTCAAATTCTAATTCTATGTCTGTTGGATTGTCAACTGCTCTTACGAGCGTATCTACTGTCAACGATCTTCAAGGATTTGCAAGTGTAAATTGTTTTTATGATTTTGATCTTGTAACAGAAAATAATTTAAATCTTAATTCTAAAGTCGTTTCAGATGAGATAGTATTTGCAAACAGAATTTTGACAGACTACTTTGAGTCTGTTGGAAACAGAGTTTTGTCTATTGATGACATTAGTAGTCAATTTAATAGCAATCCAAGACCCACAGCATTTAGTATTGTAGACACATTTACTATTTCTGCTAATAGATTCCAAAAATATATCACTTATGTAAAAGATAAGAGATTTACTGCACAGAGACAACTTATGTTGGTTGATCTTCTTCATGATAATTCGAGAGGATATATTAACCAATATGCTAGAGTTGAAACTCAATATGACCAAGGATCATTTGACTTTAGTGTATCTGGATCAAACGGACAACTTCTCTTTTTCCCAAATCGGTCATCTGTTAATGATTATCATGTTACCACCATGTCCTATAATATTGATGATGAGGTTTTAGGTACAGGTAACACAAGTTTTGGTGGGGTTGTCACTGTTAATACAGATAGTGTTGAAGTTGAGTCTGGAGTTACAAAAACTATTGTTTCGATAGCTGCGACACACTCTAGTTTAAAAGTTCTTGTCAATATCAATCCAGATATAGCAACAAATACCGAATTTGAGTCTGTTGAACTTAATATCACCAACAACGGTAGTGATATTGCAATGACTGAATATGGAAGACTAACCACAAATATTGGTGCAAATTCTGCTACAGGTTTGGGAACATATCATGCATATATCGATGGTGCAAATCTTAAAGTTGATTTTATTCCAACTGCAACTGGAATAGGAACTACTGGCGCAATCAATACAGTGCAAGTTGGATTGGCGACCAATACAATTACAGGAATAGGAACTATCAATCTTATACATGCACAACTTGAAGGAAGAACAACAAGTATTTCCGCATCTGGTTCGCCAGGAATTACAACAATTGCAGAGTATACACCACCATTTGATGGTGCATATTTCTTAGTTCAGGTTGCTGATACAACTAATTCTGAAACACAAATGTCAGAAATAGTTCTTGTTGATGATTTTGTTGATGGGACAGGAAGTTATGATGTTGATATGACTGAATATGGAAATGTTGAAACTTCCTCGGGATTAGGTACATTTGGTGCAAGAGTTTCAGCAGCAGGAACTGTTTCATTGTTATTCACTCCAAATTCTAGTATTGATACTGTTGTTAATGTTTTCAAAAATGCATTGACAATTATCGAAGATACTGATTTGCCATCATCTGTAACTTTTACTAACTCATCTATTACAACAAAACTTGGGAGTTACACAGGAACTGATAGTGATATAAAAAGAGAGTTTACACTTGAGCATGAAAATAGAGAAATATTTGAAAGATACTTTGAAGGCAATAATAGTTCTATTGTTGATATAAGTGCAAATACTATTAAAATTCCAGATCACTTCTTTGTTAGTGGAGAAAAACTAAGATATGTTCATGTTGGTACGGCATCATCTGCCCTTGGAATTACAACAACAACCTTTGTTGGTGCAGCAAACACTACTTTCTTACCTGGAGAAAATATCTTTGCAGTCAAGGTAGATGATAACAGTATTAGAATTGCATCTAGTGCAGAGAATGCACTTAAGTCAATTCCACAGGTAGTTGAATTAGAAAGTGTCGGTATTGGCACATCTCACAGATTTATCTCCACTAATCAAAATGCAAAAGTGCTTGTTGCTATTGATAATATAATTCAATCTCCGGTTGTATCCACATCGGTCACAACTCATCTTTCAGATCGATTACAAAGCACTGATAATATATTATTCTTTAGTGGAATAACATCATTCTTTGGGTCCGACTTAATTCAAGTTGGAAATGAAATAATGAAAATTCAAGGAGTTGGTATTGGTAGCACTAACGCAATTAGAGTCATAAGACCTTGGTTGGGAACAAAGATCGGAACCGCAGATACTGATGCACTAGTAACTAAAGTATCAGGAAATTATAATATTGTAGACAACAATCTTAATTTCGTTGAGGCACCTTTTGGAAATACTCCCATAGGATCAGCAACAAATCCCCCAGACGAAAGAGATTGGACTGGAATTACCACATCATCTAGTTTCCAGGGAAGATCTTTTATGAGATCTGGAATTCAAAATACATCAAACGAAACATATTATAAAAATTATATCTTTGATAATGTTGCAAGTCAATTTAACGCAGTTGATAATGAATTTACCCTCAATCAAAATAAATCAAGTGTTTCTGGTATTTCAACAGAAAATGCAATCATTTTGATAAATGATGTATTCCAAACACCTGGAATTTCAAATCAATATACTTTGGGCGAATCCTCTGGAATTACCTCTATTACATTCCAAGGAACTACCACAACCCCATTAGGTCCTGATGTTGGAATTTCTCCTTATCCTAAAGGAGGCATCATCGTTTCCGTGTCTTCTTCTGAAGGTTTTGGATATCAACCTTTAGTTTCGGCCGGAGGCACTGCGATTATATCTGGTCTGGGAACAGTATCTTCTATTAGTATTGGAAACACAGGAAAAGGTTATCGAGGTAGAAATCAATATGAAATTTTAACTGATATCGCAAGTTCCGTTGGAATTGGATCTACAGAAATTTATCTAGAAAATTCTAACAGTGTTTTTGATATTATTAATTTATTGAATACTGGAAATAATATTACGATTGGTGTCGGCACGTTTATAAAGTCACACACCAGCGTGGTTTCAACTGCATCCACTTTCGTTAGAATTGGTATTGGTTCTACAAGTGCTCTTGAAATTCCAACTGGAACTCAGGTCAGTATTGGTATTACAAATCCAACTATTGGATATGCAAACGTAAGTGTGGCAAATAGTGATGTTGGTGTGACTACTTCAATATTCCATGTAGGTTTTGCGACCATCATTACAGGAACCGGTCATATCTCTACAGATGTAACCGTCACTAACGCCATTGGAGGATTTAATTCTTCCTCTTATGTTGTTGTGGATGATCCAGACTCTTATTCCAATATTGATCTTACCTACTCCAGTACTTCATCTGGAGTTGGAACTCATGCAGTAATAGATGTTGTTGTTGGTCAAGGATCAAGTGTTATTGACTTTGAACTTAGAAATGGTGGATATGGATATGGAAATGGAGACATTTTAACTGTTCCCACCGGAGGGTTAATTGGAATTCCAACCACATCATCTTTTGTAGAATTTACATTAACTGTTGATAAAACTATCTCTGATAAATTCACTGGATGGTCTGTTGGAACTTTGCAAGTTCTTGATGATATTTCAAAATTTATTGATGGATCAAGGAAAGATTTCCCTCTTACTCTTGCAGGAAATGTAGTTTCTATTGTTGCTGCAAAAGGATCTAAGATTAATGTTCAGGATGTACTATTTGTATTTGTAAATGATACACTTCAAATTCCTGGTAAAGGATATATCTTTACTGGCGGAAGCACTTTGACTTTTACTGAAGCACTCAAAACTGGTGATACTGTTGAAATTATTTTCTATAAAGGTAGTGGCGACACTGATGTTATTTTTAGAAATATTATTGAAACAGTTAAAAAAGGCGACTCTTTACAAATCAAAAATGATCCATCTAGAAATCAAGTTTCTTCACTTATTGAAGATGAAAGAATTGTAGATAATGTTAAATCTACAAACACTGTTTCTACAAATCCATACTTTGGACCAGGAAATACGAATGATGTAACTTTGGATAGACCTGTTATCTGGTGCAAACAAACTGAAGATGTTTTCGTTGATGAAATCGCCATTGGCAAAGATCGTGAACTTTATGAACCTGTCATTAATCCTAACGCATATATTATCAAGTCTGTTGGGGTTGGATCGACTGCAATTTATGTGGATAATTTGAGACCCATGTTCAACTCACAAAATGAAAATGATACTGATTTATCTTTCCAGAAGAAAATCAAATTCATTACACAAGAATCTAAGACAGCAGCTGCAGCAACTGCAATTGTTTCTGGACTTGGAACGATTTCTTCGATATCAATTTCTGATGGTGGTTCTGGATATGCGTCAGCACCAGTTGTAACGATTGGAAGCACGGTTCAAGCGGTTGGAGTTGGAACAACTGCTCTTGCAACGGCATCTATTACTGCTGGAGTGGTAACAAGCATTACGCTTTCTAATGCTGGAACTGCTTATACAAATGTAAGTCCTCCACCAGTTCTTATTGCACCACCTACTTACTCTGAGGAAGAAAATGTTGTAGACGCTTACAGCGGTGATAATGGTATTATTGTTGGATTTGGAACAACAGCAGTTGGAGTTGGGACCACTCAGTTAGTTCTTGACTTACATATTCCGTATGATTCTTTCCTTAGAGAATCTTCTATTGCAGGAACTGCAGTTACGGTAAGTTCTCTCTCCGCAAATGATTACTTTGTTGTAAGAAATTCAAATGCTGGTGTTGGATCCACGTCAGTTACTTCTCTAGATACTTCTGGAAATACTGTCGGTGTTGGAACATCATTTATAGATAATGTTTATTATGTTTCCAGTGCTGAATTTATCTCTACTAGTGTGTCTGGAATAAACACTACTGTTAAGAGAGTTTTTGTCAAGGTTGATGACTATGCAAAAGGATACTCTGGTATTAATACATCAGACTTCTTTGGATCATTTGGTTGGGGAAGAATTGATATCGTTGGAAGAACCAAAGCGAACTCTTATTCGGCATATACTGAATCTGGAATTGGAATCACTGATGGAACAGGAATTTCAACATCAACCATAGTCGTAAGATCAAACTCACTGAAATTTAAAAATTACATCGTTTAATCATTAATAAATAAAGGAAAACTCTGTCAAAATGGCCGCAATAATCACGGATCAGATTAGAATATTGAATGCAAAGAATTTTGTTGCAGGGGTGAATAATTCATCTAATGCATATTATTCTTTTGTTGGTTTGCCTAACCCAGCAGACTATCAGTCTACTTGGGATTCTGATCCACCTTCACCAAAAGATAATTTTACTGAAGAGAATGATTATTGGGACACCATGATCGCTCTGAAGAAAATTAATTCTGCAGATGCCAAACAAGTTGTTCCCAAACTAACTTGGTCTTCTGGAACCACCTATGACATGTATAGACATGATTATAGTAGATCGAATACTGCTGCGGTGTCTGGATCCACTTCACTATATCTTGCAAATTATTTTGTATTAAATAGTGATTTTAGAGTTTATATTTGTCTACAAAATGGTATTGATCCTGATAATCCATCAGGAAGACCATCTTTAGATGAGCCAACTTTTACTGATTTAGAACCCAAGGCAGCTGGTACTAGTGGTGACGGTTATATTTGGAAATATCTTTATACAATCTCTCCAAGTGATGTAGCAAAGTTTGAATCAACTGACTACATGCCGGTTCCTGCTAACTGGGAGACCGCATCTGATAATGCTGCAGTTAGAGACAATGCTGTTGATGGATCTATTAAAATTGTAACGATTACAAATAAAGGTGTTGGTCTTGGAACTGCAAATTCTACTTATACTTCTGTCCCCATTAAAGGAGATGGAAGCGGAGCAGAATGCACTGTAGTGATTGATTCTGATTCTCAAGTTAGTTCTGTAACTGTTTCTTCTCAGGGTTCTGGATATACATATGGAAATGTCGATCTAATCGCTGGTGGAGTTCCAACTGGCACCACTAGACCACTATTTGATGTTATAATTCCACCTCAAGGTGGACATGGAGCAGATATCTATAGAGAACTTGGTGCATATAATGTGCTTCTTTATTCAAGAATTGAAAATGACAACGAAAATCCTGATTTTATTACTGGAAATCAAATTGCCAGAGTTGGAGTTGTAGAAAATCCTCAGCAGTTTGGATCGACAACACTTCTTTCAGCAGATAAGGCGAGTGCTTTAGGTGCTTTGAAACTTGTTGGAACTGGATATAGCACAGCGACATTTACTGCTGATGCATATTTCACACAAACAGTATCAACAGGAACAACTGCTGTTGCTAGGGTTGTTAATTATGATCAGAATACTGGGGTGTTAAAATACTGGCAGGATAGATCTGTTGCTGGATTTAACACAGTTGGAACGGCACAAACTCAACCACAATATGGATTTGATTTAACAGAGTTTACTTCATCTCCAGGAACAGGTGGGGCTTTGACAATTGTACCTTCAACTGGACAAGATTTAACCATCGATAGTGACTTTACGGGTATATCTACAGTAATAAATAATCGTACATACTATCTTGGTCAAACTTTTACTAGTGGTATTTCTAATCCTGAGGTAAAACAACATTCGGGTAACATCATTTACGTTGATAACAGACCAGCTATAACTCGGTCAGCGAGTCAAAAAGAAGACATAAAAGTTATTTTGCAGTTCTAAAGAATTATGCCTCAACAAACTAACCTCAACGTAGCACCATACTTTGATGATTTTGATGCAGCTAATGATTATACCAAAGTATTATTTAAACCAGGGTATCCAGTTCAGGCAAGGGAACTAACAACTCTTCAATCAATACTGCAAAATCAGATTGAAAAATTTGGGCAGCACTTCTTTAAAGAGGGAGCAAAGGTAATACCTGGAAATATTGGATATAGTCAATTATATTATTGTGTGCAATTAGAAAATACATATCAAGGTGTTCCTGTATCAGCTTATGCTGATCAATTAGTCGGTACAAAAATTACAGGACAGACTTCTGGGGTAACAGCTTTTGTTGATAGCATCTTACTTCCTGAAGATTCTGAAAGAGGTAATCTAACTCTTTATATCAACTATCTTACTTCTAGTACCGGTAATAATTCAACTCAAATTTTTTCTGATGGGGAACTTTTATCATGTAACGAAGTAGTCACTTCTGGATTACTTGGAAACACTACTATTGCTGTAGGATCCCCACTAGCATCAACTTTATCTAACGGAGCATCTACGACTGGATCTTCTTTTCAGATAGAAAATGGAGTATATTTTATACATGGAAATTTTGTAAACGTTGCGAAAGAAAATCTTCTTCTTGATCAATATGGAACAACTCCAAGCTATAGAATTGGTCTGTTCGTCAATGAAGAGATAGTAAATTCTGATTTAGATGAAACTCTTAACGACAATTCTCAAGGTTTTAATAACTACGCCGCACCTGGTGCTGATAGACTGAGAATATCTACAAGTCTATTTAAAAAACCACTAAGTGATTTTAATGATGATAACTTTATTTTACTTGCAACAGTAATTAATGGAGTTCTTCAAACTCAACAAAAAAAGAAAAAAAATTATGGTGGAGTTTTTTATGATGATTTAACAGATGTTCTTGCAAGAAGAACTTTTGATGAATCTGGACATTATTTTGTAAAACCATTTGATGTAACCGTAGTTAATTCTTTGAATAATGGGTTTGGAAATGGTGGTATCTTTGAAACGGGACAATTTACTCCTAGTGGAACAACCCCAACAGATGATTTAGCTCTTTACAAAATTGCTCCTGGAAAGGCATATGTCAAAGGATACGAGATTGAGACTCTAAATGCAAAGTATCTTGATGTAGACAAACCAAGAACAACTAAAACCGTTGAAAATCAAAATATTACATATAATACAGGTCCAACATTAAAAATAAACAGAGTATTCAGATCACCGAGAGTTGGATTTGGAACTTATATTGTAAGTCTTAGAGATAAAAGAGTTGGTGAAAACCAACAAGAAATGAATGCAGATGGAAATAATGAAATTGGAGTTGCCAGAGTTTATGACTTTAAGTTAGAATCTGGATCATACGATGCAGCAAATGGAAATATAAACGAATGGAATCTTGCATTGTATGATGTACAAACTAATGTAGATATTGCCGTAAATCAACCAACAACGCTTTCTGTTCCTACATTTGTAAAAGGTGCTAATAGTGGCGCGACTGGATTCTTGAGGCATGCAGTTTCTGCTGGAACTGCAGTTACTGTTTATG